GGGTCGGTGTTGTAGTAAAGCATGGCCCCGCCGACGGCGCTGTTCACCGCGGTCACGTGCCGCACCACCCATCCGCCCGCCGTGGCCACCGGGGCGTTGCTGACATAGGTGTTGTAAGTCGGCGAGCTCGAAAGCAGACTGCCGCCCACGGCCTGCGAAGGCACGGAGTTGTATGCGCAACTGACACAGTTCCGGTTGGGGGATGCGACGTTATCGAGCAGCAGGTTGCTCTCGCGTATGGCATGGAACGGGTCGGAAGCGATGCCGCTGAATCCGGATCCAGCCGCGAGGCCACCGATCGCATCGCGCAGGATACTATATTCGAGGGTGACGCCGTGCGTTCCGCGCGTGGTGTTTTGCAACTCTGGGGGGTTCTCTGTATTAGGGCCGTTGAGCATGAATAGCTCATCCTGACCGCTCGCCCAAGTGTTCTGGTAGACGTTACCCCAAAGCCACTCGTCATACCCATTTTTGAACTCGGAGTTATTCTTTACGGTGCCTTGCTGGCCACCTAACTGAATAGCAGTCGCGTACTTGCAGCTAAATGTCTTACTGCCGGTCTGCGCTGCCCATGTGCCGGAAGAGTTGCACTCCCACCAGGCCCCGGTAGTCGTGCTGGAGGAAGTGTCGCCAGAGCCGCTCGGAGGAAACGCGCCGTTCGCGGTGCAGGAGTTGGTTCCGTTAACCCATACCTCACCACCGCCAATACCGTCGTAATTCAGATCGGGCGGATAGTAGACACAGGCCGAGCGCGCATCCCCGAGGGCCGGCGTGGTGTTAGAGGCGTACATCCGCCATTGGATGTGCTTCGGGAAGATGTTCCCGATCATAGTGATGTTGTTGCAGAGGTAACCGTTAATGCTCGATCCAGCGCCACCGCACATGAAATTCTCCGTGACGCCGCCGATCCAGTTATTCTTCAACAGCAGGTTGGATGACGCCGTGGTGTAGACGCCCTGACAGTCCTGCCCATATTCGCCAGCCTCATCGACGTAACTGTTTTCTATTACGGAATCGGCGATGTCGATAGCAAACACGCGGCACGGGCCGGGCTGGTTGTAATTGCCAGCAGCCCACACTCGATCGAAGGTGTAGCGCCGAGACATGCACTGCGGCGTTACGCTGCCGTCGAACGGTTCACCCAGCACTAGGTCGGAATACGTCACATCGCTGCCGCCGCTGGCCACCCCGAATGCTACGCCCTGTACGTTAAAATCGTGCGATGCGCAGGCTGGCGTCAGTAGCGCGGCGCTGAAGTTGACAGCCGCCTGAATCAGCGGCAGTGAGCTCGGAGGCGTCGTACAGGCGCCCGTGCAGACACGCTGGCCTGAAGGAGGCAGCGCGGCGTTATCGTCGCCGGTAAGCGTAATCGGAAGCGTGCCGGAGGCATTCGGTACCGTAACCGTCGATGAGATCGTAGGCTGCTGGTAGGTGACACCGTGCGTCAGTACGATAGTGTCGCCACCCACGGCGTTTTCAAGCGCCCCGCAATAACCACCCGTCGAAGTACTGCTAGAGCAGTCGCCCCAGCCGTCCGGGCTCCATGCCGTAGTCGTGCCGTTCGAGTGGCGCACGGTTACGGCGAAGCAGGCGGACGCGCACAGCGCAAGAATTGCGAGTCGTCGAATCATTTCGCTATAACCGTCCAATTGGTTCCATCGCAGCCAATCTTGACCACATCCGAGCCACCCCCGGTCGATACCGTTGCACCCCAAGTGACCGTCGTCGCATCAGTGATCCACGCCTCATAACCGATGGTCCCAGTGGCGCAGGTAATCGCTGCTACAATTGATGCGTATGTGCCCTTCGCCGCTGGCCGCGTCGCGGTACCCAGGGCGCTGTCGATGGAACCGGCAGAAGTTAGGGTGTTCGCCTGGTTGCTCAGCAGGAAGGTGGACCCGGCGCTCACGTTCACCTGGCTGCCGCTGGGCGTGCAGATCAAGGGCAGCGTGCAAGCCGTGAAATAGCCGCTGGTCAGCGAAGCCTCTTGCGTCCAGGAGGCCCAGGTCTTGGCCCCGGAAATAGTGACCGTGCCGATCTGTTTCGAGCCGTCGTTGGGAAACGCCGGCGCCGCGGCGCCCGTTGCCGTGCAGTTCGTGGACGTGCCGCTGAGAGCCACCGACTCGCTGCCGGTATTAGTGTACTGCATGGTCACGATGCCAGTGGGAGACAGCCACACATCCGCAACGCCCGTACCAGTGCCAGCCGTCAACGTGAACTGACACGGATTCGTACCTGGATAATTATTCCCGCCCATCAGGTAGTTGCCAGTGGCGATGTTCACGGTGTCATTGGCAGTTGTTACCGTCGTGATGGTGCCCGCAAAGTCCGTGCCGGTCTGGCCGGGCTCCTGTGTAGCGGAGAGCGCCGTATAGCATGGATTTGGACTGCTGCCGGTAGTGTAGACGAGCGCCTGTAGATTGGTTGGAGTGAAGCCAGTACAGAGAGGAACTGAATTGATACCCTTAACCGTCGTGGCAAGACTACCGGCAGAATTAGTGACATCCTGAGTAAGCGCCGGCTGCTGAGCGGCTTGGAGTGTGCCGGTTAACTGAGTGGCAGCGATGCTCTTATTTGTCAGCGTCTGGGCATCTGTGGTACCGACCACCGCCCCTCCTGGCGCGGCTACGCTATTAAGCGCTCCGGTTGACGTGGTGACAGTGACAAGGCCGGTAGGTAGAGCGCCGGGCAGGAGCACCGTAGCAGCGCTGTGCATGTCCCACACGGCGCTCGCGCCGCCACTCAGCGTATGGGTGCTGAAGGTGAAATCCCCACCCATGTCGCTGATTGTCGTGCCGCTGGATGGGTAGTAGCCCAGGTGGTTAGCCGTGCCCGACGTTACAGTACCAGAGCCACCCCCGCCACTGCCGCTGTACAGCGCCCACGTATTCTGCGCTGTACAGATATACTGCTGGCTACCTGCTGATTGGTCCCACGCGAAGTAGTTGTCGCCAGGAGAGCAGGCGGCCGGCCTATCCGCCAGCACGCCGCGACCAAACGAGCCTTGGGCAAACGCGGCGATGGCGCAGACTATCAGTAATAATACGGGCCTAAGTACCTTCATATTTACCTCGGTTTCTGCTGCCCTTAAATGAAGGGCGATTTACTTCGCGGCCTGTCCCAATCCGGGGGTAGTGAAGGTTGCCGTCCAATTGGTTTCTAATTGGCCACCGTCATTAGTGACCGATACGTTTGTGGCCCCGAAGCATTGGCCGTGAAATGGCGTTCCCGCTTGGCCCCCAATGAGCTGTTCGAGTTCCACTGGAATTGGGGTAAGCGCTGCTGGTAAGTTTGGCATTTATTTCTCCTTAATTTAATCTGGTAAGTACCACGGACAGATAATACACGCTGGTCCCGAGACCACTTGTCACGTTTGTGCTGTACGAAATATCTACATTTCCATTACTTCGCAATGGTGCATCGGCGCTCACAAAACAGCCTATTCCGGAAGCGTTACTGCACGCTGAACTAGCCGCGAGCGACGCATTTCCGTAATCATATGTCTGGGCCGCGCTGGATGGGTCTGTCCATCCCGTAACCACATCAACAGATGGGTTACCGCTCGTCCCTCCGGTAATCACGGCATAAACGGATACGCCGTAGTGCCCTGCCGGACAAATTGCGCCGCCACACCGCAATACGCCAGAGGTTGCGCCAGTTACAGTAGGCTGCACGATGGCCGTGCAGATTGCGGGCTGTAGCCCAGAGAATCCAGTAGTACAGGCATTCGCCGCAGTCAATGAGGCTATCGTGCTACCGGTAAGTCCGACCACCGGCGCGCCCGCTATAACCGTTCCACTGAACGATACTCCGCTACTGGATGGCGCAACGTAATCCCAGGTGTTCTGGCTAATACAAAGCGTCATTTGCTGGCCGACTGGATTGTCGGTGGCAAAGTACTCGTCGCCAGCGTCACACGGAGCTGGGCGATTAACCAGTAGACCGCGCGGCGGGTTTTGGGCGAAGGCGGATAGGCACAGCAATGCGGCGATGGCGATGGCGCGGAGAGCGGACATAGATACTCCTTTGCTACGGAATCAGAATTGCGTGGATCAGGTCTATCGCCTTATCCAGGGAATCGACGATGAACGGCACGGCAGCGCGTACGATGGCATGGTCGTGCGGGTTGCCATCTTCCATCACGGCCACCATTGGACGGCATGCGGCGTCGGCCCAGCCGATTTCGATACACGTGCCAATACTGACGCGATCAACGCCGCTGAAGTTGAACAGCACCGCGTCTGCGCGCTGGCAGTCGTACCTGTCGCGCGCAGTGATGCCCTGCGGCGTGCTTAGCGGGTGCTGGAAGTAGCCCATGGGCGTTAGCGTGCCAGTCTTGGCTAGATACCGTTTGCAGCGCAGTGGCGACAGGCCGATGATGGGGTACTTTAGTTGCTTGCGCGCGTATGTGCGCCAGTCTTCGGCTTCGCTGAATGTCAGTCCAGAGATGGGACCGGCGAGATACACAAGCCTTTCGGTCATGGCTTCACCGTTAAGTCGTCAAATTCGGCGTGCAGGTCTTCGTGATGCATGATGCAGAAAATATTCCAGACGGCTTGTGCCAAATGGTCCTCTTTTGGATTCACGTCTTCCGGCAAATCTTCGAGTGGGATGCCTTCGCGTTTATAAAGCGCTATCAACAAGTAGTCATTGATGTGCCTTTGGGTCGAGTCGGCAAAGCGCGAAAGCGGTGATCCTTTCTCCCAGTTTCGTGGCTCATACTTTATCGCGCCGCGCTCGTACACAAGCGCGAGGCGTCGCATGGCTATTGGGGTGATTAGATCGAAGCGCCCCTTTCCCTCTCGCGTGTCGCGGACCATTCCAGTGGTGAACTTCTCACGTTTGCCGCTGTCGGCCACTATGTGCTTCATTCCGCCTTTATCTCCAGGTAGCTCGTGATCGCCCAGCCGTTGTACCCTTCCGTCCACCGTCCGCCAGGATCGTACATTGTCCCGTCCCAAGTAACCATCCAGTGAGCGCGCCGCTGCGATCTTCGCATGGCCGGAGTGGTCACCAATGAAGGCGCAACCGTATACTGAATAATCGAAACGATGGCGCGCTTGGGAAGGGCTGGCCGCACTCGTGACACGCGCCTCAGCCTGTCGGCGCATTCCACATTGAGAGAGCGCAGCGCACGGACTATATGACGCGTATGCGTCGCACCAGACAAGCCAACTGCTTTCGTAGCCGCCCGCAGCGACACGCCTGCCACCATCGCTACGCACGCCTGCCCGCACAAGCTTGACCCTTCGGGTTGCCGGACTAAGCGGAAAGCACGCCTCACGGAGCCTCCGCTGGCACGTAACAGACAGCGCGTTTACCGTTGTACAGGTACGGCACGGCGCGAAGTTTGGGCTTGTCGCCGATAGTCATATTGCGGAGCAACCTGCCGGCGTGAACACAACTAAGCCCTGTGGCGCTTGCGTACTCGGATGCCGTTACGGAATCCACTGGTCGTGGCTTCGGGGCGGACGCTATTGCTTCTTTAAGTAAGCCCCAGACGCCTACGGGTTCGGCGGGAATCGCAGTTGCTCTCCGTTCGCGCTTCGGATTAGCCATAAATGTGACTCCTCACCAGAGATTTCCCCGTACACAATTCCGTGGCCGTGTACGAGCGAATTGCGCCGCCTCCGACCATAGGTTAGATTTTCGTCGTCGGCTATCGCCCCAACGCAGAATGACGATGTATCTCTGACCGTGCGGCCGTCAACCTGTTGCGGCGCGTGGAGATGGGCCATCACTACAGGCAAGCCAAGCATTTCGGCATGATCGCGGACGGCGAACATATTGTACATATAGCCGTGACCCCAAGCCCGCCCGCCAACGTAGTGCCAACCCCTCTGGATGTCATACGGCACCGTGGCGGCCTTGAGCTTCACCGCCTTGCTTTGCAGGCTATTCCACAGATCGCCGGCCAGCGTGGCTACGATGGCTTTCGGATGGTCGGCTAAATCGTGCAGCCGCCAATCGTGGTTGCCCCAGGAGATGTGCGTGGGCTCGTATTCGTCTAGCCACCGCAGCGCCGATGAGTGGTCATCCCTGGGAGACCGCGCCTCGTCCTTTGTGCCGGCCGCGCCGGAGCGAAAACAGGCCGTGTCCACTAAGTCGCCAAGTTCGAATCTAATTTCCGGCTGGAAGGCCTGCCGAAATTCCAGCACTTGCTTTCTGATCGCAGGGTGAACCAGATCCCCATGCGAACAGCCCACCGCCATAACGCGCTTCCATTTCCGCATCTAATCTCCTAAGCGATCAACGCGCTTTTCGATGGTATCCACGCGGCGCTCAAGCGTGGCGTAAAGCTCAGTCCTAATGTACCTTCCGTTCACCTTCTCAAAGAATGACTGGCCGGCCTCCGCGATGCTTGCGCGCATCGTCTCGCGGAGTGTCTCCATGTTGGCCTTGATGGTCTCCAGGTTTGCCTTCAGGACCGCCGCCTCGGAGCGCACTCCCCACGCCACAAGCGCGGAGATTATACCCACCAGGCAAGACACCCCAGTGGTTAGTATAGTTGTCCAGTTCCCCACTAATCCCCCTACGCGGCTGGAGCGGTCGGGCCGCCCCCAGGCCGGTACATCAGGTAGCCAATAACGGCCAGGAGAACCGCTACGACGATCTTGACGCATTCGCCATACGGCACGTTAGCCCACTGGACCGAATGCAGCAACAGGAGCCCGGCGCCGCCGCCCGCAATGCTGCTCGCCGAATCTGGATTCATTTGCCACCTCCGGTAAGAAGTGAGTACAGCGCGTCCCCGGTTATCACGGTACCGACTACCACGACCTGTCCAGACGGCGCACCTGGCGGAATCGATGCGCCGGTACCTTCGGCAGGCAGTGCGCCGGGGATAAGCTTCAGGCCGGCTAAGATGCCCTCTACAACCGGCTGTAACTGCGCCGCGGTCGGTACCGCCTGCTGAATCGTCCCAGCCGTGGCGAGCGGCTGCATGAGCGACTGGAGCGCCGAAAGCACGGCGGACATGCGGCTATCCTTCGGGAGGTGCGCCTGTGCCAACTGGATCAACGGGACGGATAGCTTCTTGATAAGCGGCAGGAGTGCCGTGCCGATCTCCAGGGGGACTATCGCGGCGGCCATCACGCCACCGCCCGCCGCCGTGGCCGCGCGATGATGGACGAAAGCGGCGCATCCGCCCGCACGCCAAGTCGCCTTACGATGGCTTGCAGGAATTTGCGGTATTCGACGCCGTGGGACAACTCGCGCATCGCCCTGCGGAGTGTCAACCCGCGGCGCGCTTTGGACTTCAGTTCGGTATCGAGCGCCGCCCACTCTTCGGTGTTCGGTCTCCGGTTAACCATCATCGCCGTATATGCGGCCACTACCGTAATGTTGTTCGGTTGCGTCACTGGCTCTCCTTTAGCTCGGGAAGTCCGTTGATATAAAAACCGCTGCCGTCCGGTGCCAGCGTCACGCTTGCGCCCTGCGGAAGCGGCGCGGCCACCCCGTTGCGCCGAAGCGAAATTATGACGGTGCCGTTAACTAGCCCGTCGTGCATATTGCTCGCCTTGACAAGCGCGGCGGAGCTTTCCTTGACCGTGGCCAACTCTTCCGGTAGCCACTCGATCTTGCGCATTAGAACCTCCATCCGAGAAGGGAGAATAGGTTCGCCAGGATGTTATAGCCAACACTCGGCGCGCTCCCAATGTTGACCGTTAGTCCGGTGCCAGTGCTCGGGGATATGGCCGTGGTGGATACGGCACTCGCAATGGCAGCGCCTACGCCGGTTTGCAGAACCCCGACCGTCGCGGCTACGCCGCTGGATACCGTTAGCACCTTGCCGATTGCGCCAGTCAGCCCGGATTGGTTAATTACGAACTGATCGTTAACCGCCCAGCTAGATCCGCCAGCGTTTACCGTGAGGACGCCAACACCCATGGCCTGGCCTTCCAGCACGTTGCCGATATTCATTAGGTCATTGGCAAGCTGCGCCTGATAGAAAGCGGCCTCCGTGGGCGTGAAGTTGTACGGCGTGTCGGTGTTGGCTAGCGTCAGAGCAATTGCCACACCCGTGCCCGTGGGATCGGTCACAATACAGACTGGAGCCGCTCCGCTTCCGTATCCACTGCCAGGCGTTAGCGTGATCGTCGCAATATCGCCACCCGACAGCGTGTAGCCTGACACGGTGGCCTGCACGGAACCAGCCGGCGCGGAGAGCGGCAGTGGGATCGTGAATACGGGAGACGTGTAGTTATGGTTCGATCCAGCGGTGGTGATCGCGTACGAAGTCCCGACGCCGTTCTGGAAGTAAGCCGCCGCCTGATTACTGATGAACGAAGACACACTGCCCGTTTGGGTAATTAGCAACTCGGCGTCACGCCCCAGTTTCTTGACAAACGCGAGGAATTCCCCACTTGACCTTGCCGTCATAAATCCTCCCCCTTAAGTGCTGATTTGGGTCGAGCCACCCGGACCAGTCACCCACATATGACCATTGTGGTCCACGTAAATAATCCCCACAGCAGTAGGCAGGGTAATTCCTGTGGGGGTGGCTCCAAGGGATAGCGATGGTCCCTCGGTTACAGTCATGACTCCACCAACAACATCTATCGACCCGCCAGTAAGTGCTGCCACCGTTGCGCTGCTACCACCATTGGCAAGAGATATAGTTAGGCCGGAAAAGGGGTAGTTACTGAAGCCAGTAACCCCTGAAACCCCTCCAGCAAGTACAACGTTAAAGCCAGCCACGTCAAAAGCAGTGGTCGAACCTAACACCAATTCCTGAAGACCAAGCGTCGCCTCGAAATTGATCGTCCTGCCACCAATGGTAAACTGCTGCGTGGATAGGTCTATCTGTCCATTGTCCAGGCTAACCAGCGAGCCATAACCGTTGTTGATGATCGAATTGAAGACATGAACGGAAGCGCCGCCGCCTATCGTGACGGTGTAAGCGCCGTTCTGTGTGATGATCGAACCACCGGAAACAATATTAAACTCGGTGATTATATTGCCAACGATCAACTGCCCAATCACTGACGTGTCGGACACAACCTGATAGGCGTTGACATCGGCCACGTTTACCGACTGCACGGTAGCCGCGCCCAGCGCATTCCCGGTACCACCAAGCACGGAATCGGCAGCCAAGATCTGACTCGCGGCGGTGATGGAGGCAATTGCGTAGTACTCCGTCTGGACGCCCTTCTGGATGAGGGTTAGGCCGCCCGTACCATTCGTGCCTACCGGACCAGATACGGGAGAGAGCCTGTAAAGCTGCACATTGTCAACGAGAATTCCACCGTGCGCATTGGTGGTCATCCCCGCCTGCACATAGATAAACAGCGTTACCGGAGGACCACCGCCCGGAACGTTCGCGGGTAACGTGCCCTGGATAACGAGCGTGCCGTACGTTGTCGTGAATGGAGCGTTGACGCTGTAGGTTGTACCCTGCACGCCGTTCGCGTCCTGATAGACCAGGATGGCGAATAATTGGGATACCGCCGTTGTGGTCTGCTGCTCCCGGTAGTTCACCTCAAGAAAATAAGTCTCGCCTGCCACGCATGGAAATGGACCCTGGAATATCTCGCACGTTGCCGAAGATGTGGACGGCGGAATCAGGAGCGCCGCCGTGACGTTCGGTGTGACTCCGGTATCCGTCGTGAATGATGCGTTCTGGGTCTGCCAGCCCGTGCCTAGCGGAAGATTGGCGAACTGGGAGTTGAGCGCGAGGTTAGCTAGATTGCCAGCCGTGTTGATGATAAGTTGACCGGCAGCATTGAACCCCACAGACTGACCAGCGGGCGTTAGAGAAACGAAGTTCGTGTCGTCGATATACCAAGCCCCGCTACCGGTTGCCGTTACCTGAATCACGAGCCGCGTGTATACGGCATTGCTTGGCGCGGTTGCTGGCCCTGTAGTATAGAGCGTCCACGAGCTTGTGGCCACGAATGCCGGAGATGGAACGGAGACAATAAAGGCTCCAGACGCATCGTAGAAGTCCGTCTTGATGAATAGCGAGCCGGTGGCTCCGCCAACGCTCTGCACGTAGCAGCTGGCCTGGAATAACTGGCCGGGCAAAAGAACTGGGATGAGGTTCGGATTATATGCAACGCCAAGAATGCCGGCGTTGATCTCCAGTACGTTAGGTGATGAGCGCGGCGTCGGGCTTGATCCAGTCGCCGCGATGGCCATTCCCGCGCCAAGCACCCAGTTATTACCTATCGGCGTGAGATCGAAGCCGGGATTAAGCTGAAGATTAGCCGACGATACTACCGCTGTTTGGAGCGGGTTACCCGTGCCGCTACCGCCCGCCAGTCCAGTGCCTGCTGCGACGACGTACCTGGAATCAACGGCCGGGTCCGGCGCGGACAGATTTAGGGCTGAATTAGTGAGTGGGGTAAGCGTTACGAAGACGGTCCCGACGCTACCTATGCCATTAGTCCCGTCTACGGACGCAATTGACATCCAGACAGACTGTGTCTTACAAAATACGCGTACGGGCGCGCTCTGCCATGAGATGGTGGTCGGTATGGGATTTGGCGATTTAACCACCGCGACAAGCATCAGGTCTGACGGGTTAAATGGGAATGCCGCTTGCAAGCCCTGCCCGAATACCTGCGCTCCGATGGCGTGCGTGGTCAGGCCGCCAGCGCCGCCAGTCGGAGGCGTCACGTTCCGCAGTACGGTCCACGTGTTCGTTGGCGCGGTAGTGCCACCGATGGCCGCATTGCCAGCGCCGGACACAATCGCCATATACTCGGAGTCAACCTTGAACAGGTCTCCGTCCACGAAGCCATTCACGACCGCCGAGAATGAGATGGTGGTATCGCCACTGGAGCTGCCAAGCGTGGACGTTAACTGCGTCCACGGGTACGTTGCGATCAGCTCTCCGGCGAACGTGGAATCACCATTCGGCGGTACGTTCGTACCAGAGAAAGTGACGGTCGGATTACCGCTCGTGTCTGAGCCGTAGAATACCGATACCGTGGCGCTTGTGACCGGGCCAGGACCAGCGCCTAGCGTGTAAAAGGAACTCGTCGTGTATGGACTGGCCGTTGGCTCGCTGGCCGAATTGTAGGCCACAACCTGAACATTCAGGTAATCAGTTATATCGTGCGCGTTGGGTCCGAGGTCTTCCGATAGGACCGTAAAGCTTGCGTTCGCCGTGAACGGTCCAAAGATCTGCCCGGAGATGGCGCGCGGCTGCTGGTAGAGGTTCAGCAGCCCAGTTCCAGACCAGACAGCACCAGGCGGCGAAAGATTGCTGAGCGTTACATAGATATTGCCCGATGGCGTAGGCGATAGTGCCGTGATAACGCACTTGCCGTCGTACTGCGGCACCGTCGCCTGGATGATCTCAACTGGCTGGCCAATCGCCAAGTCGGTGCCAGCGGCCACAATCAAGACAATCGGCGCGGTGTTTGAAGCTTGCAGAATAGGGACTGTCGGCCCGTTGATGTAGGCAATGAGGTACGCAAGATTGGAAACGTTAGACGGAAGTGTAACCGGAATGGATAGCGACCAGTGCTCTACACCGTCGTAGATCGGGTACAGGACGTTCACCGTTCCCGCACCCGTAACGTTCGGTGCTGGGACTGGCGTACTGACGCCCGATCCACTTTCCGCGATGATCGTGAAGAGACCCATTATCCGTTTGCCTTGAAGGTCACACTAGCTCCCTGAGCGGTAAGCGCTCTGGAGTTTGTTCCATCGCCGTACGTGTCGCTGCCCTGCAGTTGAGCAACCACCTGATACGAGGTTCCGTCAAGCTTTACGACGGTGAATTCCTGGTTCGGTACATTCGCAGAATACGGCAGCACGACCGTAATGTTTTGTGTGGTACACGTCACCTCAATAAGGCTGTACCACTGCGGAATGTAGACGGTCGGATAGCCGAGACTCGTAGCGCCAACGGACAGCGTTCCCTGCGCGCCGAAGAAGAACACTTCGCGGCACGGTGCTATGAAGTCCAGGCAATGATTGCGTTTTACGTCCTCCGTGCGCACCCGGAATAGCCATACCGCGGATGCGAGATTATCGACCTTCGGGGTTGCCACAACACCGTTTAGGGAATTCTTGTTGGGAACCGATATCGAATTGCACGGGACTTCCGGGCTGTTGGCCGGCGCGCAGATGATAACAACATCCCCAGTAGCGGGAGTCACCTGCCATGATCCAGCGATGTTGAAGGTGGTGTACTTACCAGCGGTTGCCGTCACGCTGGAGATGGTCTGCACGTCGCCAGCATCCGCGCCGGTCATCACCACCGCCAGATGACCAGCCTCCACGCCCGTTGCGCCGCTCGGATAGAACCCGTTGGCAATGTTCGGGTCCGTCATCGACGTGGCTGTAAAAGTGAACTTGCTGCGTATCGTCACCAAGTCGCCAACATCTAGCAGCGTGGTTAGGTTCACCAACTGATGGCCTGCCGAATTTGGCCCAATGGTCAGCGTGAACTCAACGGGACTACCACTGCTTGCCGTGCTCGACGCAACCGGCATATTCAGAATCGGAATCGGTATGGTCGGGTCATACTTCGCCAGCAGCGATAGCGCATAGCCCTGCCACTGGTTAGCCGTCATGCCTGGACCGGCCACCGTTACCGTAGTCGCAGTAACAGCTTGCACTTGCGCGGCCCACGGCCCGGTATGGATGACTTGCTGCCACGCAACCGCGAAATGATCGAACAGCGTGTCGATGCCGCCGGATGTTGAGGCGTTGAACGATGTAAGGGTTACGGTTACGATCTCATTGATACCGCCAGCAGCAAGCGTCTGCTGCCAATGGAACACCTTATCCGCGTTTGGCTGGCCTGCGTTTATCAGCGCTGCGGCCTGTGGCGCGCTATCGTTAATCAGCGCCATGTACAGATCACCGCCGTTATTGCCGGGTCCCCATTCGACGGTGACGGTTATTGAGCCCGTGTTTCCAACTGGCAGGCTCACGGTAGCTAAATCCAAGTACTCAGTATTGGCGTAGTTGGGACTCCCGCTGTCGAACGCCGTCACGCCGATGGCGTACACGCCGCCCGCCAAGGAGCCGCCCGTTGCCGAGCCAACGGCCTTGACTAGCGGCGGAAAAATCTCGTCGTCCAGGGCGTTGATCGGCGGGTTTCCGAGGACCTGAAGATTCGTCGTCGCGTTGCCCTGCGCATCGTTGGCGTACAGCACCTGCATCCCGAAGTTGCCGGGACCAGCCGCGCCAGCCAGATAGAGTGCGTCGCCGTTCAGCGGAGCTACGTAACCGGGCGACCAAGGGTAGGGCACGGCCTCTGTGGCGGATAGCGCCGGCACGATGGCCTGTTGGTAGCCCTGCGCCGTCAGTTCCTCGAATATCGACCAGTCGTAGATGTTTTCGTTCGTGTCCTGGACATCGATCTCGATGCCGAGCACGACCGCTTCATCCTGCTTCTCGGAGCGGAACCGAACGGCCGCCACTTCCAGCGCGTAGTCGTTCCAGCCCAGGAACGGTACCGTAGCTGCGCTGATGTCCAGCGGGACGAACTGAATGCCCGCCATGTTCAGCGCGAACGTGCCAGTGCCGAAGTTGCGGCGCCGCAGCAGTTCGATCTTGGCGATGCGTTGCGCCATGCTCGCGGAGATCGTAAACGGCAGGTGGATGTCATGCCAGCGCCGCACTCCGCCGTCAGCCGCTAGGTTGATGTCGCCGCCATACTGTAATGGCCCGTCGTAGCCGTGGAGCGAATCCTGTGCGTAGTACGGGAAGTCCGTCATCTGCCACTTGTTGTCTGGCGAGATGTACGTCCCTTTGCAGCCGTTGAACAGGTCTCTAATCGATACCGTTGGCTTCCAGTTGAACGGCCCCCCCGCTATGTCGATCAGGTTCACTTGCGCTGGCGACGCGCCGTACCATGAGCCGGGCTGGATGGAGTATAAGCCACCTACGTAGAGGAGCCTGCCGGCGCACGAGGTCAGCATGTTCTGGAGGATCTGGCCGCGATCCATCGTCAGTTCAAACTGGCCGTTGCAGGAGTAGCGTGGCTCCGTGCCTCCAGCAGCAAGGTCTACCGGCTCATCGCAGGTATTCGCCGCCGCAATTAGCGCCGTGATGTCGATGGCATTAAATGGCGTCGCACTGCTTGCGGAATTGTAGTACGTCGCGCCATATCCCCATACCGGATTAGACAGGAAGTCGGCTATGCACAGCGCTGCGTTCTCAGTGTAGACGTTGCAGCCCTCCGCGCCGGTAAGCCGCGTCACGTTGAACTGCGCGCCGGAGCCATGGCCACCGGTAGCCGCCAGTCCGTTGGCTATTGCGTATCCCGTGCCCACGTTCGTTACCACCCAGCTCGTGGGATTGCCAGATCCGTCAACATTCGTGAGCGTGACCTGACCACCAGAGCCGCCACCCAGCGTCAGTACATCGTTTGCCTGATAGTTGCCACTGCCCTTCGATTGCAGCGTTGCCGTACCGATGCCCGTACATGGACCAAGGCGCGGGTCGTAGATATCATCCTTGCCGTGGATGTGGCATGAGATCTGGGGGATGCCGGCAGAGAAGTACTTGGCGTCGTATTGCATCCGCAGGAAGAAGGCGGACTTGCCCTGCATTGAGCAGAACAGCGTCCACGGGTTAGGTGAACCGCTCGACTGCCCTGGACTATTGCCAGCTTGACGGGGAGTCTCTGGGCTTACTAGATTCACGCTACCAAGACTGCTTGAGTCTCCCTGCCACGGCGTACCGAATCCCATCCCGTTAAAGGTCTGGCCTAGGAGCTGATTACCTAATAGCACCTCCATGTAAACGTTGCGGCCATAGTTAACCCAGTTGGTTTTAACTTGCCCAGCGTTCACCACGTCGGCCGGCTTGCCACCATTCAGCACCGTGAAAATGATGCTTCCAGGGCTTCCGATCACCTGCGAAATGATTTCTGACACCTGAAAGGTGCCGTTAAGCGTGGTATCGCCAGTGACGTTCTGTAAGGTGATACGATCACCTGGAACCAGGGAGGGGATGTTAGCCGGGCAGGTGACGGTTACAACATCATTGGAGCGAACTACCGAACCACCAACGCCAGAATTGAGCTGGACGGTCTGTTGGACTGGCGTATAGCTAGTGCCGCCGATGGTCGAACCAGGAGCATAGCCGCTAGGCGGGACGGCGGTAGTGTCGATGGCAACATGCGACTGATCGAACAGTAGCATGTCAAAGCTCTGGATGGCGTGCGAGCAGAGCGCGAAAACCATGTCGAACATCTGGAAATTGGTGCCCCACTCATTGGAGTAGATCCACGTTCCACCGACACGACAGCGCCCGTAACAGATCCGCCATGGCGCGATTGCGTTACGCTCCGCAGTCGCCAAGCCATTTGGGTGACCGCTGTATATTAGCGTGCCGATGCCAGAGAGGGTGAGTCCGGCACCAGCGCTAATCAGCAGCGGTGCCAGTTTAGCCAACTCAATCAAGAATGGCGTCGAAGCCCCGCCGGATACCACCTCACCAACGATGCCGCCAGCTAGAGCCGCGCCGCCAGCGATGGTCTCGAAAATTCCCTTTAGTGATGGCATCTATTCAGCGGCTAAACGTTGCGGGTTGCAGTTGCTTGCGTACCCCAATAAATCGATATTTCCTGGAGGGCATCCACGAACATAAACCCCAAATCACCAGGCCAATCCATTTGCTGATCCTGCGTGGTGTATCTGCGATCCGCTGGCGTTCGCATCGATACGAGCAGGTTTTCGCAGGCGAGATTAATCCGCGCCTCGTTGGCGTTTACGCTCAGCGCTGGCTGATCCATCGCGCCAGACCAGAGCATCACCGGATCGGGGATTGGTGCGCCGCCAGACATGGCCGCCATCCAAATCGTTACCGGCAGCCCTAGCTGCACGTCGCTCATGCAATCCGGCAACAACGTGGGATCTATACCACTCAGCGTCAGCGTGATACCGCGCGCCTCAACGCTTGAGCCGTCCTCGATACCGTCACCGACAGACAGTAGGCCACCGACACCGATCCACGTTTGGCCATTCCAGGTGATGCTGCCGAAGCCAGTCCACACGTACACCGTGGACGTGGTGAATTGCATCTGCACAAACAGCGCAGGCTGAAATTGGTTAGATGAGAATGCGGCGAGTACCGCTGGCGTAATATTACGTGGCATTTAGGCTGTTACGGTGCTATCGGGATACCACGTGCCAGCAAACAGGGCCGACTGTTCAGCTACCGTGCAGCGCTGGACATGATCGGCATCGATGAAGGAATGCCTCTCGTTGGGCAGGCCCCAGTTAACGCCACTAATCAGGCCCACCTCAGCGCACAGGCCGACCATGAACGTCCAGTCGCCACCCCAAGACGGCTTGCCATCGACGACTTTGCAGAGGTCGCACGCCAGCCCAAAGTGGTGGACGCCTACCGTGCGAAGTTCCGTTGCGCCACGCGCGAAAAGCTCTTGTTGACGATCCTCGCTGCGAAAGGTTTCCGTCACCATAAGCTCGATACCGGATGCAGCGGCCTTGACGATAAGAGAGGCCACGGCAGCACGGGTGACTGGCTCCAGCAGGCTTACGGCGCGGACGATATCCATGGAATGGAAACGGGAGTCTCGCGCAATCACTTCGGTGTAGAAACTCACCCTAGATCGCCTCCCTAATGTCGAATGAGATGCCGTACATTTTCGTTTCGCGCACGGATATCTTGCGAGTGTTAGACTTAAGCCGCCAGATGCCAACCGGGTTGTAGAGCGACAAACCTTGACCGTTACTCGGAGACTCGCGAATCTGCGGCCATATACCCAATGTGCCGCCACTGATCGTGGTGATGCGATACAGGCGAAAGCCCATCTGTATCCAGTCGCCAACAGTGATATTGCTGCCGCCGGTCGTGACGATCTGATAGCCCGTCTGACCGCCGCCGCTTGCCACGGGACTGACGGCAGCCGGATTCTGCGGCTTACTGTTGAGCGGGTCACCCATTTGGAAGACGTTGGCCGTGCCTTCCATCGCCAGGAGCCACGTAAACCATGCGATGGCCTGAGCGTTGCTCATGTTCTGCATGGTGACGGAAGCCTCAAGGTATGAGGCGTTCCACTGCTGAAGTTGCTGCTGGCCAGTGAACGGATTGGTATTCACGCCAACAATGTCGTTAGCCTGCCACTCAATGGAGCGCGGAGCCGCTGGGAAGGTGGGCATGGGAACGATCAACTGCCCGTTGAATGTGGCCATGCCCTACCCCTCCATATTGAAAATGGGTGCGGATTGCCGAGTTGAGCGGCCTTTCGAGGTTATGAGCCTCGCGTGGCACCGGTCCACTTATCCGCAGTGACTTATTGCTGTTTGCGTGAAATCGTTACGGTGATAGTTAGACCGTCAAGCACGGCCAATATATCCGCCTTAGCGTGATCCTCAGCGCTGGTCAGCGCCGCCTCGGCCTTTGGCAGCAGCTCTTCGGCGGAGCCTTCGAGCGCAGCCGCGTCTTGCTTGGGGTCCAGGATGCTCATTATTCCTCGCTGAACTCAACGTCAACATTGACCGACGTACCAGAAGGTACCGCCGCGCCATCCCAATTCAGTACCAACTGCTGGGACGCGCCGCGTAGCACGATCCCCTTGCCGTTGCGCGTAGTGAAGTCGAACACCACCGTGCCGGCCGCGCCAGCCGCGCCGAGATTCAGCTTGGCCGCGCGCACGTTCTGCCCGGCTCCAGTGCCGCTCGGATTAGCCGAATAAGTGTTCACTACCGCCGTGGCGCTCGCATCGTTGCTATCGTGCTGGATGGCACTTACAGAAACCTGCGTGCCACCAGTATTCAGCGCCGTGCGCTTGACCAGTTGCACGTCCACGGTAGCCGCCGCCGTGGCCCCGCCACTGATGGCCACGCGAAGCACGCGCACCGTCTTCGTGCTGGAACCGATGATTTGCCAGAAGTCGGTAGCCGTGGCAGCGGGCGTTACGTCAATCACGCCTGCCGAGTACGTGGCCTTCGTGCTCTCCGTGTTGACTGCCGGTATGCCTGTAGTGCCGACCGCCGCGCGCTGAACGTCGAACGTCCCAGCCGCGTTCTTCAGCAGCCCTACGCCGCCATCAAGCACGCTGTAGAAAGCCGCGCTGAGCGACTGCCCGTCGTTGAGGTGAAACTGCCCTACGCTCAACTGTGCGGATGCGGTGAGCGGATCGCCAAGCACAACTATTTCGCGGGCGTTCGAGCCCACCGTTACGGTATCTAATGCCATTACTTATATTTCCTTTGCGAGTGAGTTTATGCACGCCCTGCAATAGGCTGGGTGACCACCGTGCTGACATTCTCCTGGACAACGGCACGTGAACTGCGCGTTTGCGGCACGCTCTTGACAGACTCCGAGATGGACGTGGGCGCAAAGCCTGCAATAACTGGGAATATTTTCATCCGGAGCACGGCAACCATAAACCACGGGCCTACTTGCCTCCAGGAGTGCGTTTTGCCCGCTCTGCGCTGGCCTGAACGCCGGTTGATACTGCTGATTTGTGCGCCATATCGATCGCCCGTGCAATGCGCGCTTCTGAGCCGAGCGCCGCGCCGCGTGCGTCGATGGTGTAGTAGTGATTGTCACCGCTAAGCTTGTGAGCTGGCGTTACCGTGCCGGGAGTGCCAGCGGTGAATAGCTCGGGCTCCCCGCCGTCGCCCACCCATGCGGACTGCCCGGTGTCGAGGGTGCCACCCCCTGCCATCGCCGGGATGAACGAGGACGTTACGGAAGTTCCGCCACTGGCGAATAAGCCCTTAAGGAAGCCGCCAAGACCAGAGACCGCGCCGCTTACCGCGCCGCTAAGGCCACCGTTACTCAGCGCCGATGCGGCACTCGGTAGCCCAGCCTCCGGAGAGCCAACGGCAACGCCAGTACCCGTCATGTTGTCCACTATGACGTGATGCGGGTTACTAGCCCAGTTGTCAGCACTCTGGCCGTGAACGCCAAACACCTTACCCAGCTCGCCCAGTCCACGCTGCAGCCCGGATTTGATGCTGTTTTTCAGCATCTCTTCACCGAGCGACTGGAACATCTTACCGAAGCTCGTCTTCTGGCCGGTTAAGAATTTGGCGAACTCATCGGAGACGCGATCAAGGCCCTGATGCATCGACTCGTAGAAGATGTTGCCAGCCGTCTGCGCGCGGCCCTGCATGTCCTGGAAGAAGTCCTTGACGCCCTTCTGGCGGATCTCTGCGGTTTTCTCCTCCAGTTGGTTCTGAAGTTGCGTTAGTTCGATACCGCGTTCCTTGAGTAGGTTAGCCTTGGCCAGAAGTAAGTCAGCGCCGGTAAGCGTATCCTTGGCGAGCTTCAGCGAATTTTCGTAGCGGTCCTCGATATCCTGCCGCTGCATGGCCTGTTGCTGTGCCAGTACTCCAAGCGGGTTGCCGTGATCGCCGCCAGCCGTAACCATCGCAACGCGGTGCTGTAGGCTCTGCGCGCCAGCTTCCTGCGTTAGCTTCTGGTACTCCTCCGCCAGCTTCGTTACTTCCTTGGCGTGCTCTTCCAGGGCCTTTGTGCCAGCCTCGATCTCTTTGGCGAACTCAGCGCCGATTGCCTTGTGGGATTCAACGCTGAGGCGTTCCCACTCCTTACGCGCTTCGCCGGTTTCGTGGCCAAGCTTGTTGATGGTCTCCACATACACGTCAATGCGCTTCGTGTCGTAGATCTCGCGTACTATCGCCGCCGTTTTGGCGTTAAGCTGACTGTTCTGCTGAAGCCGGTAGGTTTCGGCGCGCTCTTCCTCGCCGACACGCGCCAGGCCAGAAAGCTTCGCTTCGTTGACCTTGTCCAGTTCTTCCTGAAGCCGCTTCAGCTCCTCGCGGTACTTGCGCGCCGCTTCCGCGTTTGCTTCGAGCGCTTCTTTCTGGGCTATCTTCGCCTCATTGCTACCCTCAAGGCCGACGTGCTCTAACTCGCCAGAATAGCTCTGGCGCATCGCGCGGATCGCTTCAAGACGTGCGCCCTGGTCCTCCAGTTTAAGGCCACTGAGACCGATAGCCGCACCCGCCACGCTGGGCAGGGAGATACTGGCCAGTCCCTCACGGTCGTGCAGTTCTTTCAGTGCGGCGTTGAGTAGGTTGGTGACGCGCGTCCGCTTCTCAGTGGCGGATATCGCGTCGTTATCCTCTACGGCCCCGATGGAGTGCCGTAGCCGCGTGTTCATCTCTTGGAGATCGGAGGTGCCAGCGGTGCCAGCGAATATCTTATCGGTCCAGCCGATGTTCTGTTCTTTGAATACCCTGTCGATATCCTTAAGCGTCTTCTCCAGCGACTCACCGAGCTTGTCAGCGGCCGCCTTCGCCTCAGCGAGAGCCAGCGCCAGCGTGTTCTGTGGCTTGTGCTCAAGCTTGGCTATGTCCACGTCTAGGCGCGCATTCGTCACGCGCAGCTCATCGTTCGTCTGACGCAGCGGCCCGTTGACTCCCCGGAAGGCATCCGCCATCTTCTCCGGGCCTTGCTGGACTTTCTTGAAGAAATCGGCAACCTTATTGCCTAGTTCGACAACCATTCCAGCAAAGGCAATACCTCCAATTACCGGGAATGCCGCGCTGAGTACTGGCCCGAGGTGCAACGTCTGGGCAAGGAACCGCGCCACACCGCGCGTGTTGTTGGCTAGATTGCCTTCCAGCTCACGGAGCGCAACGGTGGTTGGAGCCATCGCGGAGCGGCCACTGGCACCGAACTCGCGCAGCTTTCCCTTGGCGTTTTCGAGGTCCAGCACCATCTTCGCGGTGCCAGCATTTATGTCGATTGAGATTACGCCAGCTTTGCGCGCCATGCCCTACGCCACCTTTGTGGGCACGCCGGGAATACCCGCGGCCATTGATTCTTGCAGAGACTGCGCAAACGCTTCGATGGAGTCCTCACCAGAAGCCGCAGCGGCAGGCCGCATAAACGGATGCGGCTGCACGTCGCCAAGCTCTTTCTTGTCCGGAGCGTGCCCGATCATGTGATGCCCGTATTCCACGAAGTTAGCGATATAGCCCTTGCTACCAAACCCGATAGACGCCCTTCCGCCCTTGCCTTCGGCGTCAATCGAGACATCCGTCACAAGCGCGTCCTTGAGTGTGCCGGATTCTGCCGTGCCTTCGAGGGGTTTGAAGTTTTCCTCATCGAACAGGTTGTTTCGGCTAGGGATACGTGGCTCCAGCGCCTCCACAACCGGCACGGCGGCAGCCGCCAGCGCCCGCGCGAACGCCGCCTTAGCGATGCGCTTGGGAGCCGCCGTCAGCATTGCGCACGCTTCCTCTATGCCGGATATCTCAACGCTAAATTCGTCAGCCATGGTTAATGCGCGAGGTTTGCCTAGCCGCCGCTCCTGCTCGCGCTCGGTGTGCGCGGCCCAGTCGGCTGCGACATGAGCGGGCTTGAAAGTATCGCAGTTAGTCCCATCATCAGAGAAACCGTCATACTGCTTAGCCTCGCACTCACGCCGAGCCGTCTCTTTCTTGTCAGTTGCGCATCACCTCGCTTTCAGAACGGAACCGACTCGTCATCCACCGCAGCGTCGCGATCATCCTTGGCAGCGCTACCACCATCCCGCCCGCCCAGCAGCACGAGGTTTTCGCAGACCACCTCCGTCGCGTAAACCTTCTTGCCGTCCTTGTCGTCGTAACTGCGCGTCTCCAGGCGGCCTTCCACACACACCGACTTACCCTTTAACAGGTATTCCGCCACCTTCTCGGCGCGCCAGTACTTCACGCGGTGCCAGTCGGTCTGCTCCTTCCACTCGCCGGATTGCGTATCCTTCCAGCGCCGCTGAGTGGCCATCGAGAACGTAGTTACGGCCACGCCAGACGGGGTGAACTTCGTCTCGGCATCTTTGCCAAGGTTGCCAACCAGCACTACCTTGTTGAACGATCCCATCTCACCTCTTCATCGAACCCATCAACACGCTACGGATATTCGCTGCCTCTTGCTGCTTATCGGAGCGCTTCTCACGCTTCGGGGTGAACCTGGAGGGCATGAAGTCCGCCGCCGTTAACGGCTTCTTTGGCGCGCGCATTCCCCAGTTCGCCACCGCCGCCGCAACGATGCCGCTTAATAACTCCAGGTGGTCCGTGCGCTCGCGGTGCCTATCTACCAGCAAATCGTACTGACGTGGGGTCAACCGATAAAACTCCACATCGGTCAACCCCAGATGCACGCGCGCCATTGACCAGCAGCGCTCCCACAACTCCTGATTGGTTAGCTTTCGGCCGGAGCGCTGGCCGCTGGAGGGTCCGCTTTCTTTTCCGGCATCGACAGGCGGTACGCCTTTGCGATGGCGTTGGCCACCGCTAAGCGCTCCTCCGCGTCCAAGCCGATCAGGTCACCGGCCCTCTCAATCGTCATACCGGGATGCGCGATGGACAACGCCGCGTAGAACAGGCCACGAAACTGGAGGGCCGTCAATGCGCCCAGGTTCTCAAGGCCCTCCAGTAGGTTGCACGACGCCACGCGCTCGGCTTCCGCGATGGAGTTAAAGCTGTAGGCAAGCTTGTACTCGCCGCTTGGCAGCGTAAGCTTGGCAAACTGGATGGTGGGGTCAACGCCCGTACCAGCAACCGTGCGCCTCATTAGCTACCCACAGTTAGCGTAATCGGACCGGAGACCTTCAGTCCGACCTTACTCTTGATCGCCTTGTCGGCCTTCATGCTGCTGATGTCGTCGAACTCTTCAACCAGCGAAGTGAACACGAATTTATCGCCAGTCGTTGTCTGAGTGCTGTTCTTAAGAAGCTGGATCTGGTACAGCAAGGTGGTCTGTGCATTGAACGAAGCAAGCACCGCAACCTGTCCCGCGTCGCCAGAAATACGGTTCAACGTCAGGTCGTACTTACCGGGCTTCAGCAGCGTTGCAATGAACTCTTCTGCGGTGCTTTGAAGGTTAGTAACATCGTCAGTGGCGTTCATTTTGCCACTTTGCTGAAGGTCGGTTATTTCTCCAACTAGCGTATACACCGGAGTGGTAACCGTACCGGTGTTGATAGAAAGGGTTGTTAAATCACCAGTCTGAGCCTTAGAGCCGGTGTAAGACATACGTACTTCTCCTTAGTGTGAATGGCCGACTACCCGGCCTAGATCTGGTAATACTGCACGAGGTATTCTGCCGTGCGCACGTAACTGCGATTGGCGTCACTAAAGCCGTCTATGAATGGATCGCGCCTGAAGATGCCGAGCACTACCGTATGATCGGGGTCGCTCAGCGTGCCCTGGAATCCGCCCCTCAACACGCCGTCGATAGCGCGCGCCAATGTAATCGCGTTAGCCATCGTGTAGCCATGGGAGTCAATCTGCACCTCCCATCCGGTAAGCGCGTCCTGCCCCTCAAGGACGTAGGTGGGCTCCGACGTGATAGAGCGGTAAGTCCAGGCCATCGGCGCTGCCGCTGAAATCTGATCTTTGGCAAGCTGGACAGCGAAGCCACCAGGAGCAATACCGCCTATGCCGCCCTGAATTAACAGGACCAGCCCAGCCTCGATCACTTGCCACCGGGGTTAGCGTAAATTCGACAGAGATCCCAATGTCCAGCGATGTAGCAGGGATACGTCACGTAGCAGCCAGTCATCGCAAGCGCGGCGAGTAAAAGTACAGCCGATATCACAATCTTTTTCATGGAACACCCCTGGCCTTACAGCACATCT